AATGCGCCATGAATGCAGAGTGCTTCCATTGAATGAAACCTCCACCGGAATGCCAACCATGTCAGCACAAGAAGTCACCTTCGCTTTGCTCATCAACTCAGCTACACGACGGCACATTTCACCCCAATGCTTGGTTTGGTCTTCCAAGGTCCATGCGCAACGCTCATCCGGTGTGCGTGTCCATGTGCCATCAAAGTCACCAACACCCCAACCTTGACCGCCTAGTGTGACAGACATTCCGAACATGGCCCCATCGTATCCACCAAGGCCAACATCAAACTTTTGAATCTTGCCTAATTCTTTTCTCATGCTTCCTCCTGTAATGAAATTGGAATGTAGAAGCAAGCTTTACTCTTGCTATCTTGAACATTGACTATGCCATTGCCGCGAGTCTGCTCAGGGTGATCCACCCACCGCTTACAGTTCTCGCACTTGGCGTTGTAAACCACTGGTTTACATCTTGTGTATTCACTTGATAGAGGTGTCACTCCCCTAACTCCTTTAACATTTGATCTGTTAAATCACGTACCCGCTTTAACGCCAAATTCATGTCTGCCTTGTGTGTAAACTCACCAGTTACAGCCATCTTGATGTTTGTTAAAGCTTTGTACATGTCCTTACCCTTTATGGCAAATAACAAATTGTCTTCGTCTTCAGGGTATGTAAATTCAAGAATTGCTTTGGTTTGCATGGAGACTCCCTATTGGTTTGGCAACCAACCAACGATCCCCCAATTGCAAGACTGAGCGCACCCACTTGCGTTGGTTGTGTCGGTTGATATGTTCGGGAACCATACCGTTGTTGTAAATCTTTCTAGCTTTTCTGCGTAGTTGTTCATTCGTCAACATTTTGTAAATCCCTTTTCTTCATATGATCCGGCATCTTTGAAGCAATCCAATAGCCAGCTGCGTTTAAACTAAAACCTTTTGCAATCATTTCTTCGGGAGTTCTGCATCTGCGGTCTATTCCATACTGGCCTGTGCGGTGCTTCTCAAAAGCACCCGTGCTGTTGAAGTATTCCTTGCATCCCTGACATTGATTGCGGTCACCCCTTAACGGTTTCACCCTGTACCTCCCACATAGTTAGTTTAGAAATCTCTGAGGTCATCAACTCTCCAAATGACTGCCCTGACGGGAATCTCATCTGAGAAGCTTGATTCTCATTAATAACTTTAGTGGCGGCTGTTAGCCCGTCATTGAACCCTTGAAGATAAGGATTGTCCTGTGCCATACGCACCTCCAATCCCTCACGCAGAATCCTAGCCATAGTCACCTTTTTAGTTCGGGCAAACTTCTTTAGCTTGACGTAATCTGCATCATCCAAGTACGTCATGAATGGTTTAAGTTTTTTAGAAGGGGTCATCTGTTACTTTCTTTTTTTCGTATGCATTGACTAAGGCATCAAACTTAACCTTAGCCGTTTCATTGCCATGAAGTTCTGTGCGGGAGTCAATACCACAGCGTTTACACAAAATATGCGCAGCGTCAGTTTCGTTATCGCACAACATAAATTCTTGGAAGTCAGGGTCTCGGCAAAGCATTCCGGCTTTCTGAACCCTGTTGTCGTACTGCGTTGGTGATTCATCATCTTGTATGCGAACCACCGCACAGGCATATCTCGCCCCAACAAAGTCACGCAGAATCTCTTCCGGTACTTCGTCAGGGTGCAGAGCAAGCGTCAAGATAAAACCTGTACGGTCTTGCTTGAGCGCTACCTTACGGGCTTCAAACTGTAACGCCATCAAGTTGTCCTTGAAGATAAGAGATCACAGCGCGGTAACCAATTACATCTTGTTCAAGCTGACCCAACGCCTCGTTGGCAGAAAAGTACAACTCCTGCCAGCCTTCAATATCTTCGTTTAAACGTTTAATCTCTTTACGCAGAGTTTCTTGTCCTTCTGTAGGGACAACTGGTTTCACAGTTTTTTTATTGGCTTTGTGCAAGACTTGATAAACATAGGCTGTAGCTACGCCACAAGCCTTGGCAATGTCGCTTGGCTTGTGTGTTGGGTTAGCTTCTTTGTAAGCAATAATTTGTTTTGATTTAGTCATGGTCTCTCCTCAGAATGGAATGTCTTTATCATCAGCAGGAAAGTCCTGCGCTTGGTCTTCGTAGCGTGTGCCGCCTTCTTGCTTTGGAACATAACGATCCACAGCAAATGACAGGAACGTTTTACCGTTTTTGGCAACCTTCTTCCAACCGGATATCTTGATGATGGTCAGGCCATCCTCAGTCTTGATGTTGGTCATGTCTTTTAAGTTGACTGCAATAGACCCAAAGTAATCAGGAGACTTGGGAGTCTTCTTGGTTTGGGTTGCGAACATAGAACCTGTATCCGGCTTTGCTTGGTAATCACTCATTTGGTTTCTCCGTTTGGTTTAGTTTTAGCTTCAAGGCTTTGAAGCAGTTCAAGACCTCCTCGTAAAGGGGAGGGTGCGTTTCCTTCAGCGAATCAAGCTGAAGTTCATTGCTCTTCCAGTAGCTGTTTAAACCTGCTACTGTGGTGCAGTGGGATGTCCACTCAATCATTCCGTCAGCAAACAACTTACGACTTGCGTCCGAGTTGTCCCATTCCACGGGTTGTGGCTTGGCCTTAGTCTTGGCAATAATCTTCTCGTACTTGGGGCCATCTTCTTTTTTGTACAGTTCGCCCATTGGAGCCGTTGCCCCTGTGCTAGGAGCGGCTTTCTCGTCTTCCGGAAGGTCATCACCACTATAGATGTATAAACCGAGTCCATGCAGGGCAAGCGCCTTGGTCATGCAACGCATGATTGCGGTGTTAACTTGGAAAGCGTCAGGGTTCTGAATGGGTTGGTTGCGATGATTCATCACAGGCAACATACAGGTGCGGGGTTGCCCAAACATGTACACAGACACCCAAACCATAGCCGTACCGTTGATGTCCATGTAAGGCACTTCTGTGTACTGATCACGCATAAAGGTCTTCACATGGAAGTGTGCAGTGGGGTCAGCCTTGAGAGCCTCAGCCCATGCCCACGCCCATGACAGGTAAATTAGGCCATTCTTCTTCTCAGTGTGCTCATTGACGTTGAGCTTAAGTAAATCATGGGTTGACATTGAGTTCTCCTTGGTATTGTTTACACCACTTGCTGACTCCGCAGAAATCTCCGGTGCATCGCTTGGGTTCGCCTTTTCTTTCCTCGACATATCCTTTTTCCTTTTCTGCCAACTCGGTGGCTTCTTCCATTGACTTAAATACTCGGATCGCAGTCTTGCGTCCTTCTCTCTTCACTGCGTAGATGGTCTCGCTCATCCATCGTTCTTCATCGGTACAGGGCTGTAAGTCCTCCCCGAATTCCTGTGCTTGCTTGGCGGCACGGTGCATGTCCAAGCGTTTGCGTACATAGGTCTCAGTGGTGACTGAATCCCACATGGGGATGTCAATCATGACCGCCTCAGCCTCGGGGTAGTTCTCCTGAGTGGAATGGGCGGTGTAGTCCTTAATAATTGCGCAGATTTTCAGACCGCAGACCTTTTGCTTCTTGACTGTCTCAATCAACCATTTGTAGATGTTCAGTTGGGTAACCCAGTCATCCTTACTCTGCATGACTGACCACGCCTTAACAAACTTGTAATCGATGATTACGACTCCGTCATCTGTGTGTTCCTGTAGGTCAACAGCACCGCTGATGGTGATGCCATCAATAGAATGAAAGATGCGTTCCTCGTTGGTGTAACCCTCGACTGTCTTACCCTCAAGCTTTGCGTGCATGAATGTGCCTAGCTGAGAGGCAATCAATTTGGTAACGTCAATCTCCATTTCCTCGTCATACTGTTCGCGCATTCTGCGTATCTTTGGTGGCGACATTAACTCGGTTACGCTATACTGAGATGCACCCTTTGTGTAGAAGTCTCTTGCAAGCAAAGCCACTAGTGGTGCAGGTAAGCCTTGTTTGTTGGTTATTTTCATGTACTCTCCTTAAGGTTTTTATGAATCCAGACCTCTATAATAGCGATGATGTAACACAATTGCAAGTGCTATCACAAATTATTTTTGGTGAGCCAGCTTCAAAAGCAAACTCTCGTAGAGTTGTTCGCTTCGGTGGTATGTCTAGATTGATTAAGTCTGCTAAAGCATTAAGTTACTCTGATGCATTTAAGCAACAGTGCAAGCCATTGGCTACCCTAATGACGGGGGATCTGCGAGTTACTCTGCATATTTTTTATGCGTCAAGGCGACCCGACTTGGACGAAAGCCTAATCCTAGACCTGATGCAGGGTCTTATATATGAGAACGACAGGCAGGTGAAAGAGCGTCATTGCTACTGGGGGCTAGACCCTGACAACCCAAGGGCAGAGATCATCATTGAAAAGATCCCCGAGGTAGCCCCAAAAAAAAGCCCCTCCAAGAAAACTCGGAAGGGCTAAGTCCCATTACAGGAGGAGAGTACCAGCAACTGCAAGTTGTGGTAGCCCGTAGTTTAAACCAAAAATACAACAGGTGCACACAACACAGCTGTTGGCCAGCAGCGGATGTTTAAACTCTCCCAGCAGCAACCCGGCGGATGTGTTTAAACGTTTGCGGCGTTCCCGGGGAGGGTTAAAACGTGTAAACGTTTGTCGCGCTAGCCGGTTAGCGTGGAAAAATATTTTCAAAATTACTTGACAACATTCCAATAAGTTGTGATACAGTGCAATCGTTGCCGTAGCAAGTGACAGACAATTTAGGCCATTTACACATGCGTTTCGCTTTACCTAATGCTTTCGGTTGGAGAGTCATTAAGTAAGGTTGCTACCGGAACGCAGTTGTAAATGGCCTTTGTCGCTTAAATCCCCCCCCTTGCTACAACAACCGTACTCCAGACGTTACTAAGGGGTAGATATCTGCCTGCGTGGAAGCAAAGGGTTACGTGGTATGCCGTAAGGCTAGGGGGCAGTTCCCGAACAATCCACGGTGCTGGTCGTATCTGCAAGCACAGGGGTTAGGACAACCTAACATGCAGAAGCCCTAACGGGCGGTGAAACCATCCCTCTCTACTCCTTGGGGTAGGGGGGTCTATGGGTGAAAATTAACATAAGCCCCGCCAAGGGGCGTTAACAGGAGAGAGTAATGACACGACAAGAAATTGAACACATGTGGAAAGTTGCCAGTAACGATCCAAACCATGACACCAATTGGAATGACGCAGTTGTTATAGCGTTTGCCAAATTGGTAGCACAGCATGAGCGTGAGGCGTGTGCGTATCGGGCGGGTATTGCACTGCTTGGCGCTGATCGTGGCCTCTTGAATCGTGTAGATCAAGCCATCCGAGCAAGGGGACAAGCATGACTCAGACTGAAGCATTACGCCTTGCATTGGAGGCGTTGGAAAAACTCTGGAACATCATTGACGACATAGACACTTATAGCGATATGGCAAAAGCGGATGAAAAGCTATATCGATCATTGGTTGAACGCAGACAGCGCCAGCGGTTTGAAGAAACTGGAATATCAACTGATGGCTATGAATTGCATGGGGGAGCCATCACCGCCATTAAAGTCGCACTAGAAGCAAATGAATTTAATCCTGATTGGGACACGCAAGCCGTGTTGGTTGAAGAAATACAACGCATGGCTAAACGCATTGAGGAACTAGAAGCGAAGGATCATCCTCAATATATTGCTTTTATGGACACACCACAGCGCACATGGGTAGGGCTGACAGATGCGGAAATTGAAGATTTTGTAAGCGCATTATGGCCTGTGGGAGCAGGAGCAGGGAAACTTCTCCGAGCTATTGAAGCCAAACTCAAGGAGAAGAACACATGACAAAGAAACAAAGAGCGTATCTACACATCATCACTTTGCCTTTTGTTATTTCAGCCGCAGTTGAATTTTTACCTGCGTGGGTGTATTGGCCTATTGCCTTGCTTGGCGGCATTGCTTGGTTTGGTGCTTGTGTAATTATTACCGCGAGCGAGAAAACATGAGCAAAGGTTTGCTTGACGACATACCAATCCACAACCTCGCCCGTGACAAGGCATGGGGAGCGTTCATCAAGCGCAAGGATGTGAAGCACCTAGTCAAGCATGGCTTGCTTGACAAAGGCTTTCCCTTGTACGGGGGCTACTACGAACTGTGGTGTCAGGCATGGGATCGTGCTTGGACTGCGGGGTTTACAGATGGCTACGACTCTGGATGGGCATCATGCGAATTGCTAACAAAAAAAATTAAGCGGAAGAAAACATGAAGCAACGTGTTTACACAATCGGTGTCGGTGATCAGGTCAGACTGGTCAGGGCATCCAACCGCAGACAGGCCATTGCCCACGTTTCACTGGGCATTATGACCATCAGGGTCGCCACACAGGAAGACATCATTAACCAACTAGATAAAGGAATACCTATCGAGAACTACACCGCACCCGAGCAGATTGAATTGGATATTTAAACAATACAACTAGATACTTAAACAGGAGAGAGAAATGGAAACAAGACAAAGAGACTTTCAAAAGTTCGTCAAGCATTTAAGTGAAAGCCATGAGGGCGTGATCTCAGCCGCCAATTGGTTGAACAGTTTGGGGTACTCGGTAACAATACCGCCCTCGACTGTATCGGACAGTTATGAGAACCGAATGAAGCATGTAGACAATGGCGATCTCTACATCAACATGAGGGTCGAGGTCAAGAGACTTGGGATTGAATTCACAAGCAGGGCAGATTGGAAATTCGGGGATAAGTTCATTGTTTGCGCCAAGCATTCGTTTGACAACGCTAGCCCAAAGCCATACGCATACATCATCCAAAGCGCAGATTTAAAACACCTCGCAGTGGTGCATTCATCTACCTGCAAACAATGGTATTCAGAAAAGCGCAAGGACTCAAGGTATGAAGATGTAACGCAAGAATTTTATCTTTGCCCAATTGACCTCGTCAGGTTTCATGCGGTTTAATTAACATCCCAAGGAGCAAATAATGACACGCAATTTCAAACAAGAATACAAGACCCAACAAGAACGTGGCGAGCATGAAAACCGAATGGAACGCCAACGCGCCCGTAGAAAATTGGACGCTAAGGGAGTGACCCGACAAGGTAAAGACGTGGCTCACGTCAAGGCTCTGTCCAAGGGTGGATCAAACGCTGATGGGATCAAACTGCAGTCTCCCAGCAAGAACCGTTCGTTTAAACGAAACTCAGACGGCAGCATGAAATGAACGCTGAGTTTGTAGAGCAGTTTCACTTCAACGAATCTACTCGGGTAGCTTGCCCGTATTGCTCTGCTGAACGCAGAAAATCCAATCAGAAAGACATGACGTTGACTCGCAAAACAGACGGGGCGGTCGTGTTTCATTGCCATCATTGTCAGACTAGCGGCTCAGTCCAACCACAACAGGAGAGAATTTTGTCAGCCGTACCCAACCCAACTATTGTTTCAAACAAACTGCAAGATCAACATTACGCATGGTTAGCCACACGAGGCATATCACATCAGACCGCAGACAAAATGAAGTTGTTTGCCGCTGAGAAGTACTTTGGTAAATTAGGCAAGACCGCAGATGCTATTGGCTTTCCTTACTTTAGGAAAGGTGCATTGGTTGCCGCCAAGTACAGATCATTCCCTGAGAAAGATTTCACACAAGACTCAGGCGGTGCGCATGATTTCTTTGGCATTGACTTAGTCAAGAAGGATCAGCCACTCATCATTGTAGAGGGCGAGATTGACTGCCTGTCCCTCATGGAATTAGGCTACGAGAATGTCGTGAGCGTACCATCGGGCGCACCAATCAAAGTCGCAGATGGAAAGGTTCTACCATCCGAAGATAAGAAGTTTGCCTATGTATGGAATGCTCGGGAGATACTAGACGCAGTCCCTTACATCATCCTAGCCACAGACCAAGACACTGCAGGTCAGGCGCTAGCCGAAGAGTTGGCAAGACGGATTGGCAAAGAAAAATGCAGACTGGCTAAGTTTGAAAAGAAAGATTTAAACGAGGTCATGCTTGATGACCCGACAAAGGTAGGGGATCTACTGGCATCAGCCGCCCCGTACCCAGTCTCGGGGATCTCGGACGCGGGATCTTACTATGAGCGTTTAAACGAGTTATATACGAAGGGAACGGGCAAGGGATACTCAACGGGGTATGCCTCAGTTGATGAAATCTACACTGTTGCCCCTGCTCAGTTGACCGTGGTTACGGGTTATCCCTCATCGGGCAAGTCAAACTTTGTAGATCAGATCATGGTCAACCTAGCCGACAAGCACGATTGGAAGTTTGCGGTCTGCTCATTTGAGAATCAGCCTGAGATTCATATCAGCCGCCTGATGGAGATTTATACCAAACGTAGGTTCTTTGATGGCAAAGACAGAATGTCAGAGAGCGACAAAGAGATTGCGTTTAAATTCGTTAAGGAGCATTTCCTGTTCATTGATACAAACGGGGAAGAGCCATCAACACTTGACTCAATATTGGAGAGGGCACGGGTAGCCGTTAAGAGGATGGGGGTTCGGGGGTTGGTCATTGACCCGTATAACTATATTGAGTTACCGAGGTCAGACGGGACTGAGACAGCCGCCATCAGCGATATGCTGACTCGGGTTCAGAAGTTCTGTAAGGCACATGACGTGCATACATGGTTTGTTGCTCACCCATCTAAGATCACCCGACAAGGCACTGAACAGCCACGCCCTGACGGAATGTCCATCGCAGGGTCAATGGCTTGGTGGGCGAAGACGGATTGCGGCCTGACCGTCCACAGAAAAGATCACCACGTAGAGATTGCAGTGTGGAAATGTAGGTATCGTTGGGTCGGAACTCAGGGTGAAACAACAATGATCTACAACAAAACCGCAGGGACTTACTCGGAGAACCTCGATGCTTTCTGATCGTTTAAACAATAACCAGACCGCAGGTAGCTCACCAGATGAGCTTCTCAGCTCTGATCGTTTAAACATCAGGGAGGAGCTTGCAGGTGAGTGGGACACTGAACTTCTTTTCTTGAGTGAGGAGGAGTTTGATGAGGCAATCATCGGTGTATCCGAAAGGATAGGTGATGAGCCTGTGGTCGCTTATGACACGACAAAGATCGTGGAGATACTGAGCCGCTCAATGACCGTAGACGAGGCGTATGAATATTTTGAGTTCAATATCCTCGGGGCGTATGTTGGGGAAAAAACCCCTGTGTTTATAACTACTGCGTTTAAACGGTGATGCGGGCAAATGGAGATCCTGCTGCTGGATTTCTATGCGTTTAAACGCTAATGTGTAGACCAAAAAAAAGGAGGCCGAAGCCTCCTTAAATTTGTGCGACTCTCACCGCTTGGATTATGTTGGGATATTTTCCACAGTAACGTGGCACTCGGTCTCTGCCCATGCGGTACACCGCCCAAGCCTTGGCTTGATAGGTGATGTACTTCTCGGCAGGGTTAACGAATCGTTCATGGTTTACGAGGTTGATTAGGTTGTCATAGTAGTACGTGGTTTTGAGAAAGGTTGGGTCTGATTGAGTGATGGCCTTTACCTTCCTCATCAATGCACCTCATCAGCCCTAGGACGCACTGAACGCTCAATGTCATAGGTGACAGACACAACCTCTAAAAGTTCGTACTTGGGTCTGTCGTTGGTTACAGCCAATGACACTGCGGCTTTGACTAGCAGACCGAGGGTCTCTTGCCCGTCTACGTCATTTGTACCGATCCACTCTATCAGCCCCTCATAGGCTTTGTAGAGGCGGTCATAGTCAATCTCTTGGTCACTTCTCTTGACGGTTTTAATCTGCATGATCGATCTCCTTTTCCATGTACCGAACTAAGGCTTTTGCTTCATCACTCTGCATCTTTTGAATGATCTCATACATCTGAGGGGCGATGGCAATCAATCGGGCGTTAGCCCTTTGCGTGGCAACTGGTAGGTTTTTGTTAACGCATGATCCAACTTGTGGTTGACCATGCTCATTCTCATAGCCCCAAACTGTAGAACCGTGCGCAGTCCAAGGGTGAGGTGTTACGTGTTTAAACATCATGGTCTCCAGTAAAACAAATCAAGCAGTAAAACAATCAGGCCGAGCAGGAACACGGCACGTTCTATCTTGTCCCATAGTGTGTGATTCATTTGGTCACCTCCTCGGGTAAGTAAGCAACCAACACGTTGCGTGGCAACTTAGAGAGCAACTCAACAATCGCAGTCTCATCATCTTTGTCAAAGTCAACTTTGATTTGCGCAATCACTGCGTCTATCACATCGTGATAGGTTGAATGTTTGGCATCTGTCACAGCCTTGATCTGCGCATTCAAAACAGCCTCAGCCTCGTGATACCAATCAAACAGATTGTCGCCATTGGCATCACAGATGTAATCCCCGCCATCTTTTTGCACCATGTATCCGTCATTTGTTTTGATAATTTCAAGCATTTTTACTCTCCTTGTTTAAACGTGTTGATTTCAGAACACCCTTGGCAAACTCTACGTCAAGGGTCAGGTGCTCAATCCATGAGCCATCATCGATGTAGCGGTCAGCAGATTGCACCAAGTTTTTGAGTGCTGATCTGAGGTAAACAATTCGTTCTTTGTCAGTCATTGGTCACCTCCTCAGTGCTGTAGATGTCCCAATCAATGTGATTACCATCTATGAATTCTGAGCCATCCATGTTGAGGGCTTTGTCAAAAGCCTGTTCGTCATCCTCTGCCTTGATCAGGGCGTAGTGGTACGTAGTTTGTTTTGCCCATACCTTGTAAGTTTTCACAATGTCACCTCCATAAAATCATAAAGTTCTGACTCCCCCGAAGTTTTGTAGTAAGACTCCCAAGCCTTTTCGTCAAGCAGTTGGCGGGCTTGGTCTTCATTCTCAGCCTCTACTTCTACGTCCACAGCAAAGCTGATCATTACGGTTGCGGTATATGTTTTCATTGATTCTCTCCTGTATGTTTTTTCTAACGATGTAACGAGCATCGGGTCTGCTTGCAAACCACTTGCTCAATCCTGAGTCATCATCTTGGAGGAGACCGACAGGGTAGCCAGTCTTACCTCCTTGTTTAAACGTCATGTCCATTTCTCCACATCTGCGATAGATTTCTCGGTCACCACAATGTTTATCTTGCTGTCGTTGAATATCTCCATAGCCTCATCAACCGCCTCGGATCGGCTAGTAGCGTCAACGTCTATCTGAACAAAACCCTCCACAGCAATTGTGATGGTGTACTTCTCTGTCTTGCCCTGCTCGGCAAGTCTGCGCTCATTGGCAACCCAAAGCGCAGAGTAGTGGTCATCTAATCCTTTCATGTTTGCTCTCCTGTATCTAAGCTTTCAGTGACTATGTAACCTTTGCTCTCAGCCAACTTTTCCAGTGATGGCAAGCAAGCCATGTAGGTTTCATCGCTATCAAACTGGGCGACTATGTGCGCCCCTGACTTGGCCTCAAAGTAAACCGTGACTGTCATGGTCATACTCCATACCCTTTAGGGTCTTGGGTGCGCAGATCGTCCAACTCATCAAGATAACGCTCGATCTCCTCACGCAAGTAATCGGGCAGGGTTGGGGAAAGGTCTTCAACCTTTCCATCATTCCAAGTGACGGTCAGTTTGCAGTCCACGATTGCGTGGGTAAATTTGCTGTGCGGTTCTCTTTTCATAATTACTCTCCTGTTTAAACGTAAAGTGGATCAATCTTTGTAAGCGATAAGCCTGACGCATACTTCACGTTAAGCTTGGAATCACTCTGCACTACAGCCACAATCTGAGGGTTGTCCTCAGCAAGCCAGTGCGAGTTGTTGGTCATGAACTTATCAAGTGCCCGTTGGATTCTTGACAAGGCAGGGAATGTCTTGGAGGTATATCTAAGATCAACGTCAAGGGTGAACGTACAACCGCTTGCGTTCGTATTTAAAATCAGCGTGGTGTTCATGCTCTCTCTCCTAGGTACTGGTCTCTTTTCTATGTGGCGATAGTGTAGACACTGCCACAACGATATTGTACCACAAGGGGGCAACCCCCCTCATGCGGCAAGCTTCAGCTTGTCAAACGCTACAGTGCCCATGTCCTCAAGCTTCTCAATGGTTACAGCGTTTTTGTAAATGTGGGTCACGTCAGATCGGATGCCAACCCCGATGGTGGTGATGCCGAGGTTCTCGCCCGACATTGCTTGTTCTCTGCAAGCATCAGCGTTGCCGATCCCGTCAGTGAGAAAGAAGCAAACCTTGCGCTCCTCATGGCGATTCAACAGCAACCCGTGGGCATAGGACAGGGCAACGTAGTCTTGAGTGCCGCCCCCTGACTGAATCCGCTCAAGCATTGATCTGACACGTTGGTAAGGAACGTTGAAGTCCTTAAGCAGTGAGACCTCGCAACCGAATGTCACGACACTGGTTGCAACCCCTGCCTTGGACAGGGTGTCCAGTAGGGCATAGGTTGCTAGGATGGCGTGGTACATCTTGGAGTCCAAGGGCTTGGCAGGGCGAAACATTGAGCCTGATACATCTAGGACAATGGTCACCGCAGAGTCGATGCCATCATGTTCTTTCCTACGTTTAAACAGGCGGTCATTGTGAGCCATTGTCGGGAGTGCCCGAACATTCAGCACCCCTGACTTGCGGTTGTTTTGGAACTCCTCAAACCCTGAGTTCTCAAACAACTTCCTGACTGTATAGCGTAACTTGGGGGGAATCATAAGACCTCCTTAAAAGTCGATTGGAAAAGTACGGGGGTTGTCAGCCCTTGTGTGATACCCCTTGCGCATCACGTCATCTGTGCTGTAAGTGCCGCCCGATCCTGCACCCTCGGGAGGGTTGGCGGTAGGCTCAACCTCACGTGCCCTCACTGTCTCGCCATCCTTTGTAGGAGGCTTTGCAGGGTCAGGCTTGGGGGTAGGTGTATCACCGCCCTGTTCGCCTCCTGTAGGCTCATCTGAGGGGTCTCCTGAGCCATTCTCATCATCACCCTCATCATCGGATGGGTTGGTTGGATTGGTTGGCGGCTGAACTGGCTCATCCTGAGTGTTCACATTGTTAAGCTGATCAAACACCCACTTGGCAACCTCCAAGGTGTCCCATGAATTGCGGCAAGTGTTTAAACGCTTGACGGCCTCGGCAAAGATTGGCTCAAGACCAAGGGCGAGGGGCACTTTGATCTTGGCGTGTTTACGTGCGTAGACAGCTAGAACAAAGGGGTACTGGACAGGGTCTGACCAGTCGATTGCCTTACCTTTGTGGTTCTTGTAGGCCAAGCCCTCGGCAACCATGCCGTTGATCAGGGCACTGAGCAACTCCTCAATGTTGCCTGTCAGCCCTGCCTTGATGCCCTTGCCCTCAATCCACGCATCCTCTAAGGCATTGTGTAACTGGGCAACGTACTGACCATGCGCATAGGCAGAGTGGACAGCATCAAATTCAGTGAACATCCAGTGCAACAACTCATGCACCGCCATGCCTACGTTGCGCATCAAGTCACCCTGAGTCAGCACCGCATCATCTTTGACGTTGGCAAGCTTGACCGAGCCGCTCTTGTTGATACAGGCGGTTTGTACACCGCCATCCCACTGCACCTCGACAGGACGCAAGCCAATGTCAGAGCAGATTTTGTGAATGGCAATCACCACTGCACGTTTAAACTCATAGCCACGATAGGTTTTCATATTGACCTCACAGATATTTTGCTAGAACACTAGCGTTGATGTAAGCCGCCTTGATTGCATCAAGTGCGACACGGCTCTCCTCGGGCTGACGTGAGGTAACAGTTGATTCCCACGCATCATCGACAGAGAGAATGTCCAACGCCCGAATGAAAGCAAGGGCAGATCGGATGGAGGGGGCATCGATAACGTCCCCAGTTTGAACCTTGGCACGGGCGGCAGAGATGGCATTCACTACGTGTTCAGCCAACATCTTGTGGCAACCAGTGTGCAGGGTCAGTGCGTAAACCTCTTGCTCTTTGCTGAGGTACTTGAACTCAATGACACGGGCAAAGCGGTCAGCCAGTGCTGAGTTCATTGATTGGGTCTTGGCGTAGCGTCCTGACGTGTCGCCATTGGTCAGGGTGTTGTCAGCGGCAAAGACCAAGACACCCTCGGCTCTACGGTGAACAAAGCCCCCGTAGTTCACTGCACTGTTCGGCTCTAGGAAACCGTTCAGGGTAGCCAACTCACCTGCATCTGCCATGCTGATTTCATCAAGCAACAGGACAGTAGAGGGTGAGGTGAAAGCCTCCAAGAAAGCACCTTTCTTGAACACTGTCTGCCCGTTCTCAAGACCGACAGCACCGATCACGTCATCGGCAGTGGTGTACTTGTGGAAGCTGATACGGGTGTAAGACCGTCCAGTACGTGCGGCAAACTGACGGGCTGTCTCTGACTTACCCGTACCCTTAGCACCGCCAAACCATGCGTTCTCGCCTGTATTCTGAGACAGGATCAAGTGCTTCAAGATGCTCTCTTGCCATACAAAGTTGGAGTCAACATCGGGGGCATCAAAGGCATTCCAAATGTCAACCATCACAGGGTCACCCTTGGCATTGCGAACGTCAACACCGAACACATCAAGCGCAGACTTACGATCAACGATGGTTGCCTTGGTAGCGTTAGCCACGACAGCCTCTGCCTTGGCATCTTTGACTGCCTGAGCAAAGGGTTTAAACGCCTTGGCAATGGCACTGGCAACCTCTGCGCTGATCTTGTCCTCATCAAGGTTGGATTGTGAAGCGACACTTGCTTTGTGAACTGCAATTGTCAGGTCATTGACCTGTTGTGCAACAGCACTGACACTCTGAGCAACCGCTGTCGCCCTATTGACCGCATCAAGGGCAACCGCCTCGGCACGGCTTGCGGCATTCGCTGTCGCATCAAGCTTGGCAGTGTCAACGCCTGAGACCACGCTGTCAGCGACAGGGGTGCACGTCTTGATTGCGTCCAAGCTGACCTTGCCTTGCTCGATCAGGTCACCGAGCCAGTTTAAACGCACCATCTTGTCTTTGTCGGTGCGAATGTGATCGGGTGCACCAAGGGCTGTCACTGCACCGTTGATGATGAACTTGTCGATGGACGACAAGCTTTTGAGTGTGGGAATTGATGCCATGTTTTTCTCTCCTTATGTACTGGTTTCAAACTAAAGCAAGGGTGTCGCCCTCGTTGGGGCAGATTGGCAAGTTGAGGTTGCCATGTTTAAACGCCCACTTGTTTGTGAGTCGCACGGTGTAGCCGCATGATGGGCACTTAGCAAGCAACATCCGAGTGCCTTGCTTTTTGCCAACCGAGGCTGACAACTCAGCGTGAACGTATGCACCGAGCGAGTCGATGATTTGTTGGTACGCCTGTACGAATGCACCGCCATGAGTCACCGACTTGTAACGGGCAGACTGAGTGCCGTTGGGCAACAGCAACATGGCATCGGCTATCTTTTGATAGGGCTTGCCGTGATTGAGCGCACCCTTGGCGGTATGGCACAACATGGCAATGAGGGTCTCAAAGACCTTGACTGGATCGGCAAGCACAGGGCTGATGAAAATCTCATAGTGAGCATCAGCACTGTTCGTATTCGGGAAGCACTCGCCAACTGACTTGAAGTTGGTGCGCTTGGCGTTGGAGGGGAGAGCACAAGACACTCTGATCTTGTCGCTGATGGACACGCCATTGATAAGAAAGAAAGGTTTCAACTCATTGACAGCCGCAATGAGCCAATCTTCACGGGTAGAGTAAATGATAGGTAGTGACATGGTAGGTCTCGGTTGCCGTGGGAATTTCCACTGGTGAACCCCGTAAGGCTCACCGCTAAAAATTCAATAACGCAAGTGTAAACGATAACGATATCCTTTGCAAGAGGGTATCGCTATCAATCATTAGCTTACGTTGCAAGTAAGAGACAGCACTTGCAAACGTTGCTTGGCACGGGCAAAAGCCTCGGAGATAGCATCGGCTATCTCTACGCCAGTGAACCCCTTGTTGTGTCCCCCTGCGCTGTAGGACAAACGGGCTGTTGGCTTGCGGCCAAAACCATAGTCAATACGCACCTCACAAACACCCTCGCTACCCCAGTGGGTAGGCGATTGGTAGGTGTAAATAATCTGCCCATGCACCTGACCTTGGTCAACATGGGTGTAGTCTTTAATGCTCTCTGTAATCATGCTCACTCTCCTTTGTTTAAACCCAACCGAACCGTTTTGCGCAGACAGCACCCATACCGAGTGCGACTGACTCAGGGTCTGATAAATCCCTGTTACATACCGAACACTTGCCGAATGTTTTGCCATAGGCAATCGCTGAACTACGGGGGTCAGCAAGCATTTCGCTGATCTGACTCGCACTCTCAGGGGAGGCATCACGGGAGGTGAACAGCTTGCCGCCTGTCACCTTGCCGAGGTAGACACCCTCTGACTTGATGTAGATTGAACCTGCATTCTTTCCTGTCACTGGGGCAGGGCTGAACACAAAAGCACCGAGCCGCAATTTGGGGTAGGACAAGCCCGACTCCTTAGCGTTACCAAAGGCAACCTCTATGGGGGACACGTCAACCTGAGCGGCAGGGACAGGCTCAGGACGGGGGGCAGAATCTTTAGCCACGCACCGCTGAATGGCGGCAAGTTGGTTGGGGGTCAGATTGCCATATCTGTGAAGCGCAGACAGCACAGAGGAGGCAAAGGAGAATGAGGGGGATTTAGCAACAAGCCACTCATACTCGGCAGGGTTGCTCTCAATGAACTGCTTGATACGTTGAACATTCATAGTAGGTCTCCGATGATGGGCAAAATTGCCACTGCAAAACCCTGACTAGCAGGGCTTCACGGTGAAAATTCAAGCGGCAACAACCTTTCTGTTTAAACACTCGTTGTAAGTGCCAGTGAAAAAGATGCGGTAGCCGTTGCGTTCACGGTCACCTTTGCAAACAATGATGTTGCCGAAACGGTCAATCTGTGCTGTATACATACTGGTCTCCTTTAGATTTTGTAAACGCCAACTTCACCTGCATTGATCCACTCGGCAAGGAAGCCGTGCTTTTTGAGGGTTGCATCAAGCTTGGGGTGAACACCGAACACCCAGTCTGAACGCTGATAGCCAGTGTGGTAGTCAACCCACAGGTAAGACTCAGGCTCTTCTGCGCTGATCTGAAATCTGCCGTTCATGTCATCCCTGACGTAGACGGGGACGCCCATTTTTTTGAGTTCGTTAAAAGCTTTGATGTATTCACGTTTCATGTTGTGTCCTCTGTAGCCGTGCAACATTGCACTGGTCAACCCCGTAGGGCTGACCGCTGTAATGTCAGTCTGCTCTTGATCCCATGTAGGCATCAATGCCGTTGTTTCTCAGCACCTTGGCAAAGGCGGTAGAACCTGCTTCTTTCACGTCCATTGACTGGGTGAAATTGCTAGTTGGATTCCAAATCATCCAACCCCTGTTCCAGTGTTTTTTGCCAACGTTGTTTTTTCTGCACCAGTTAACGAAAGGGTCTCTGCCGTTGGAAATGTCAACCCATGCAAAGCCGCAATACATCGGCTCGCCATACTTGGCAATGAAGTCAGCTTCTGCTTGTTCAGCGGCCTGTACGGCCTGTTCGTAAATTGCTTTGTAGTCCATGTTGTGTCCTAGGTAGCAGTGCGAAAGTGCACTCAGTAGCCCGTAGGCTAGAGGCTGAACTCTCAGCGTGGACAGGGGGATTTCAAACGTTTTACGTACCTGATTAGTCCCTGCCTCAAGACTCTTGTTGGTGTCCCCAACTCTGTCTCACTAGGACTTTGATCAGTAGCCTAGAACTTATCCCCTTTGTCGGCTGGGTGGGGAAAACATCTAAAGAACAATCAACCGACAACTGAACTTTAACAGAACGATGGTGTCTGTCAATACACCTAATATTTATCCGAGTAAACCGTAGGGTTATTAAATTGTGGGTTGGTGGTGGTTTAAAGACATTCTTTATTAGTACAGATGCGTTTTCTGCTTTGAACTACAAAGTATTCATTTCACTATAAAAGTAACACTCGGGTCAAAAGTATTAAAAAACGCTCAGAACGGCTCAGGTGAGGCGATCAGGGAGGTGGTAAGGGGGTAGTAGCCTGAAGGTCTAAAACGGCTCAAAATCGATTCTGATGCGTTCTAGAGCCATGTATCTTTATACAGTTCGCGCTTACTTTTGAGGTATTCAGTAGAACTTAGGTACACAATTCTTGGTGTTGTTTTTATGCACTGTATAAGTAATGTATAACATATGTATAACCCTGTGGATAACTCGGGGGTGTGGATAAGCTGTGGATAACTTCCTGTGGATAACTTTTGACTTGTCCACAGGGTGTGGATAAACTGTGCATAATACGAACAGTGTGTTTACCTGAGTTGGTGCAGGGCAAAGTTGGTAGGTACTAACAATTATGGAGTGTTTAAACATGAGCAAAGCAAGTCAAGCTGAGTACAAGTCGGAACTGGATCAGGCGATGGATGAAGTGGATGAATGGGGCGATGATGAAAGCCCCGAGACCCTTAGCGAAGCGGAACAGTTAGCCCATAGCGCAGAGAGACCAAAGAGGCGAAAGGATGGAGAACATAGAGGGTCAGAGGTAAAGAGACCAAAGCCTCTAAGCCCTCGGCAAGTACTGTTTACACAAGGGGTTATACAGGGGAAAAGCCTACGTCAAGCATACAGGGATGCATACGGGAATGACACTGGATCAGATGCTTCTATTAGTGCTAGTGCAAACAAGCTAATGAAAGACCCGAGGATCAAACACGTACTTGAGGAGGCTTGGGAAGAGACAGCGGAACACCTGAGTGAAGACCTTGCCGCAAGCAAGAGGTATGTTCTAAAGGGACTGTTGGCACTAAGTAAGAAAGCCAAGCAAGAGGGCACTAGATTAAAAGCACTGGAACTGATGGGCAAAGCCGCAGGGCTGTTTACACCGACAGATGTACAAGACAAGGCAGTGGTCACTGCAGACCAACTAAAGAGAGAACTTGCAGGGCACATCAAGTTACTAGAGCAAGGCAAGGCCAACGTGCTTGACGTAGACGCAAAGCGTTTAAACACGGTGATGCCAGTAGCAGGCGAGGGCGTGTAAACGTGGGCATACCCGTACCCCCACCCGTACCCGACCCCCACTTGGTGCGAGCCGACACCCCGCTCGCGTATACGCTCTATTCCACTCTCCCAAATACATTCCACAGAACACCCCCCCTTCCTTTTCCAATTCCAACC